AGGCTGCTCGTAAACGTCTCACTTGGGGCTGGGGCGAAACCTGCGGTTGCGGTTTCGAAGATCGAGGCTACTTCAGGGCTTGTCACGAGCCAGTTGCAACCGCCACGCAGGGTCTTCCTGTGGACGACGTTGCTGACTTCTACGACCTTCACATACAGCGACTCATACTTTTCCTTGATGGTTTCCCCAAGGGCCGTATTAAAGTCCCATGCTGCGACCGTTCCAGCATTATTACGAAGGTCAGTCAAAACCTCACGATCAATCTCCAAATTTATTTCCTGGGCGAGAACTGCGGTCAGTTCGGCTTCGGCGTCGAGATTGTGTTGCGAACGCAAGTCCTGCTGGGCTTCGTAGCTCCATACAGCCTTGAGCTTGCGGGTCTTGGCTGCGATCTCTTCGGACTCGACAACCAGGTTAATTTCCGGCAAATCTTGGTTGCACTCCATGTTATATTCGTAAGAAATAACAAGGTGGTTAGCACCTGGGGCGGTAGCAACAGCAGAACCGTTGACCCAGCCGCTGAGGCCGATTTCACCAGTTGTGAGGTTGATAGTACCGGAGGTTGCGAGGTTTGCTGGTGTACCAACGGACGAGAACACGAACGAACCAGCAGAGTTCACAGTGAATGTCTGAACGGCGGTCGAGCCGACGTAGACAGTACCAGTGATGGTACCTGCGAGAACTGGGGTGTGTTCCAGTGGGGAGTACACGGTCGTAGTAGTAGCACCGGCATCAGTCGAGGTGGACTCGTTCTGGATGTATTGGTGCGAATAGAAGATGTCGAGGTTGGCAGTACCGTCAGCCAACTGCATCATGCTATTTGCGTCGTCGCCTGGGAACCCGCTGTTGTTATCAGCACCACGGGTCGAACCCTTGTTGCTGGAATAACGGAACCGCAGATAGTAAACCAGACCTGTTGGCCCGAGCAGTGGCTGCACGGAAACGATCTTGTTTGCGATCAACTGTGGGTAAATACGGCGTACAAGCGGAATACTAATTCGCTTGAATTGACTGATATCACCCGTGTCCGTGGACACTTCATTCATCAGACGTTGGTTTTCCAGGAGTACGGCGGTAGCGGAACGGATATAACGGTCCTCGATACCCTCCAGGAGACCAGTCTTGCCCCAACGGCCCTCCATCTCACGGGCCTCGTTCAGAAACTTAGCGTTTGCGTTCACTTATCCTCTTTGGTTGTTGGTTCAGGATTTACTTGGTCCTCTTAACACCGGCCAAGCTACCAAGAGTTTTGAAGTCAACTCCCAGATTTGCTTCGGTCAGTGGTGCAGTATCATCGTTCGTGGTTTTCTTTGGTGCGGCGGTCTCGTGATATTCACGAATCACTTCGACTTGCCCATCTTCCACGAGGCGACCTCTCCCCGTTACACTCTTTCCGTTCTTAACTCTTTCTTGCTTGTCCCCATTACGGGACTCGTTGATCTTCGACTCAAGCATTCGGTGTTCTTTGACCAACTTCTTCGACTCCATGTCGGCACGAATGTACCGGCCCTCAGTCAACTTCAGTTGAGCCTTCAAATCATCAATCTGCTTGTATGCTTCCTCAAGACGGGTACCAGTAGCGGCGGCTCGGCCGTCGGTGTCCAGGTATCCGGATGTGATGTCAACAATGCGATCCAATGCCACTCGGCTCTCGGCAATCCGAGGATCAGACAACAGGTCACGACGTGCCTGTTCGTAGATTTCGGTTCCCTTGTGCTTGAGGAACTGGTGTACCTTCTCAACGATGTACGCCTTCATCTCAAGCAGCTTGCCGTCGTACTGGTTGTAGAGCGAATCTTCCAACTTCTGGTACTTGGCCTTCTCTGTCTCGATGATCTTGTATGCTTCTTCGTAGCCCTCTGTCTGAGCAGCTTCGTACTCTTCACGCAACGTTTCGATGCGATTACGAAGATCGCCGATAATTGCGTATGCCTCAGCGTAGCCTTTTTCAGCCACTTGCTCGGCAATAGTAAGTTCTTTGCTAAGCTCAGCGTAAGCTGTTTCCAGCTTGCTGTTAAACTCAGCTTCCAGTTCAGCCCGTGCCTCGTTGAGTTGTTCCTCAACCGCAGCAGCGACTTCACTGACATCATGGGCTGGCAGCAGCTTCTTCAATGCTTCGAGAATTTTGTCCATGTTTAGCTCAACCTCGCTTTAATGTTGTTGGTCTTTTGCTTGATCATGCCGCCCAGGCAAGCTATTAGGGCTTCTTTGCTCACTGTATGTATGCTTGCACCTTCGTTTTTAACCGTGTTATTTCGAGAAATATCAACGGTCTTAGACGGCTGCGGCCAATTCGGTTGATAACTTTCACGTTTGTTACCAACTACCTTTTCCTGGTATGCTTCAAAAGTACTTGGATCAGCAACAGCATCAAAAGTAATCAAACGATATGATTCGCCGATAACCAAGATACCATTTTCATCAGTTCTTCCCGATCCAACTCCTCGACTGGAGATACCAACTCTGACCCCATCATTGATGAGGGCTTTGAGTACTTTACCGGCAGGTGTGCTGAGGATTTCCCCTTCTCCCATCAGCACATTTCCTTCCCACCACAACTTGGTGACAACGTGGGAGGCGTTTGCCATGTGAATGATACTGTCTTGTGGGTGGTCCAATTCTCCCATCAAACCACGGGCACCTAACACGTCTTTAAGTCTCTTGACGTTTTCGTCAAGAACACCATATGGATACATTCTCTTGTTCTTGTTGACCTCTTCGGCCTGTTGGAATTTACCCCTAAACTTCGTGAGCCCCTTTTCAGTAGACTCACGAAGATCGAGATAGAACCCGCTGCCTTCACAGTGGTCAACATAGAGCGTCAGCTTTTCGTCATTCATGTAGCTCCTTGTTGATGTTTATTATCCGGGTTCTTTACTTTACTTGTCCACAATCAGGTTGTCAGACTTCATCTTGTGGTTCTTAGGAGTCATACCATTCTTCGGAACAACTGGGTTCTGAAGGCCCGGCCATGTATCCTTACCACCGTCGTAGACGAATCCGTCAGTTGCCTTATCTGCACCCTTCTCACCCTTCATCGTGTAATCACCGAAAGGCTTGAGAATGTATGGGTTGTTGAGATCAGGCCACACTGGGTTCCCGACATTGCTCCAAGAGTCTTTCATCTTGGCCGCTTCGCCACCCTTGTAGCTCTTGCCGTCAGAAACCGGCAGCTTTTCGCCCCAATCGCCTGGGTACTTGGCCGGAATACCATCAACCTTCGAGAGTCCAGCCAGCTTCGGGTGTTCGCCAGTGATAGAAACGTATGGCGAGTTCGACACATCCCAGTTGCCAGCACCCGGAAGATTGGCCTCGACCAACATCCCAAGATATTCAGCAGCAGCCTCAGCGATCAAAAGATCAGGCTCTACTTCGCCCTGAATAACACCGTACAAATCACGAAGTTGAGCAGTGGTTTCAGACTTGAGTACTTCATCTCTGTGAGCAGAAGCCAATTGATTGACTTCGTACAGAGCAGCATACAAATCACTGAAAACCTTCGTCTCAACCTGAGTTGCCTGATCCAGAATTGGATAGAACTTATCGACAGTAGCCTTGAACGATTCGAACTTCTTCCCCTCTGGATTCACACCAGCGAGACGCATGATCTTGGCTGCACGATCTTCGTAAGCGGCGTAAGCTACACTCAGAAGACCCTCGGCCAAATATGCACAAGTTGCGTCGTCCCAGTTCCGTGGTCCACCGACAACCTCAAGAGCCTCAGACACCTGGAATGCAAGCTCGTCAGCCGTCAGATACAAAACATTCGGCCATGCAGCGATAACAGCCTCAGCAGTTTCACGCAAACCCTTAGCATCCGAAATTGCGTTCTGACGCTTCAGATCACCCATTGCCTTGCAGAAATTGGCGTCTTCACGGAGCTTCTTGGCCTTGTTCCGCTTGATTTCCAACTCGTGAGTTGGGACTTTCCACTTGAAGCTCAGAACCTTACCTTCATTGCGAACCAATGAGGTCGGAATACGAAGTGCAACAACATTGCCCTTTTCGTCGTACTTGGCTTCGGACTCTTGAAGGACTGGGCCGATCTCTTTGTAGTTGATGTACCCGTAAACGTTGTTAACGAGATTTGTCCACTCTTCGAGCTTCTTGGCCTTCTTCTTGTCAGTACCCTTCAAGAAGATGCGGGCTCCAATACCCTTCTTGTCTCCATCGTCCTTCTTCTTGCCGAACGGGAAACCCTTCTTCTTGTCGTCTTTTTCTTTGCCGAACGGGAAGCCGCCCTTTTTCTTTTTCTTACCGAATGGGTTCTTCTTGTCGTCACACTTGTCTTTGCCGAAAGGCATCTTGCAGCCTTCTACCAGACTTCTCCTGGTAACTGGCATAGACATGAATTCATTAAACCGGGATGCAGCCTTAGCTTCTTTCCCTTCAATGAGAGCATCGACCAAAGAAGTCAAGGCTGTATTTGCCGCTTCTTGTTCGGTGGACTCGTCAATTACCAATTCTTCAATGCCAT